GTGGCCTTGTGCTATTAAAAAACCGCCCGCCTTTAGCAGAATTGCATTTTGTGCATAGACATTGCAAATTCCAGTCATCATCAGTGCCACCTGCGCTTCTTGGGATGATGTGGTCAACCGAATTGCCTTCCATTCCACAAGCCTGGCAAATGTAGCCATCTCGTTCACGAATCCGCTTGGCAATCTGTTTCCATTTGGTCGTTGAACCATTGTTCTTCAATGCACTACTCATCAAAACCAATTCCTTTCCTTATGAAATGCCCAGGCTTTACATGGTGATTGATAGCGTTTCTTGATGTATTTGATGGTTGCGTCAATCTGTCTGTATGGGTCAAGTGTTCCATAATGCTTCGATCTCATCTGACCCAATCCCCAATGTGACCCGTTGCGGGCAGTGTATGACCATTGAGATTCCTTAGTAATTATGCGATTGAAGCATATAAATTCATTATAAATAAGAATCCTGGAATGAGCGTATAACTTCAAATGGTCTTTTGAATAGTTTGCAGAATAGGCAGAATCCGCCCCTTGCACTGCGATTAAGGCTGAAACGATCAAGACCAGCCATTTTTTTATCTTTATATATTTATCATTGAATGATGAAAGAACTTCATTCTGTTGGAAGGTAGGTATTGCCTGTGTGGGTTGTATGCGTCCAGCGTACACCCCCCATGCAAGTCCTTTACGCTCACGCAATGCCAGCCCGTTTATAACATTTTGATAACGATTTGATAACGTTTTGTTATAATTGGTTTTGCACACTGTGCGTTCAGCCTGTGGATAACTCATTGATGACCCCAACCAGTACCCTTAAACGACACCCCTGGCGCTGAGAACAACCTGGTCATGGGTTGGCCACAACATTGGGCTGATCGTTCCTCGTCCAATGATCTATCCACCTCAAGACGGATTTTGCACACTGAGCATTCAAACTCATAGATCGGCATTGGAATCTCCTATCAGTGCAACCCCCATGACTTCGCACTTGGTGCATTGAATCACTTCGACACCAGGTGGAAGGTTGTCCGTCACTTTGTGAATCAATTGAACCGTTATCTTCTTGCATTTTCGGCATTCAAACTCAGTTTTGTCCATAGGTAGTTTTCCTCAGGTTTTCGATCGGCTGAAGGTTGATCTGTGTCACCCACCAATTTGGTTGGGTTGATGACCTATAACGGTCTTTCTGTGCCATTGCAATGGGTATCCAGCCCGCAATGACGTATTTGGGTGATTTGCCAGTGACCAGAATTGCCACGTCGCTTGGTCGGTCGTATTCGTGAACAATAAGTTGACCGCCTTCGTACTTCGTCCACCTGACTTCAAACTTGTGTCCGACGTCGGCTTTCACCTTACCTTTTTGTTCAAATGGGTCAAATGGAAATTCCAGATATTTGGCAACAACCCATTCGCTCCCAATGCTTTCGGCATCTTGTGCAATAAGTTCGTGGAACGATTTGTCTTTCGAATAGTTGCCGTCGCGGGTTTCCCAGTAATTTGGATTCCGGCGCGCCAAATGAATTGCGGCTTCATGGCAAATAAATTGTTCTTCTTTCGTCAATGTCATTCTCATCTACATGCACCGCAAAACCACAAAACGGCTTCCCCGGAATATCCGCGCTGATAACCGAAGTCATCAAGCCTGGCCAATTGTGAGCATTTGTCGCACTGTTCCAATTTGTATTCTGTGACGATTTCGCCATCTTGAATGACTTTGCAAATCCTGGTCTTTGGATTGATAAGTTCGATGTAATCGCTCATAGTTGTGGCTTCCATTTTCCGTCGCTGGCAAGAACGTGCCAACGTGGTGGGCATTGGGTTGCCTTGCTGCGCTGGGTGCAGAAATAACCACCCCAACTTTTTGGCGCCCCGTCATGTGACTGTTTCCAGACCATGTGACCATGAGCGCACATTGGTGCTTCGGCAACCAATTCACCGCCTAGTTGTTTCGCTATCTCTCCTAGACTTGACGCCAGCGGTGTTGCAATTGGCTTTTGGTCTTCGAATTTGGTTGACCAGTAATCTGGTTGGGCTTCGGGTTGTGGCTTGACCGCTGCCGCCCGTTCGACCTGCTCCATGACTTCTTTTGTCGTGCGTTCGGCGCCACCCATGACCAGTTGTTGCACGCGCATAATTGCGCTAGTCACTGTGTCTTCAACGAACCAACGTTTCATGTTCGGTTGGTAGGCACCTTGGTATCCGTAACCAAAATCAATGCCCGCTGGGACGGTGTCTTCCTGGTTTCGAAACGCTTTGGCTTCTACCAGAACAAAACCCTTTTCAGCACTGAATTCAACAATGCGGGTTTCAATGCGCCCAGTTGGATAGGTCTTAATCCAGCGTTCTAGTCTTTCGCGGCTTGCTTCGTAGTTGTCTAGGAATCCCATTAGCGTTGACGCTCCTGTTGTCTTCCAATGGCCATGCCAGTTGAACGGCCTTGATGGTAGCCAACTGATTTGCCGTCACGATAGCCCATTGAATAAATAATGGTGCTGATGGTTAATTGTCCGATAATGACAAAACCAATGATTTGTTCCATTGTCATTTTGAATTCTCCCGATTCTAGGTGATACGTGCTACCACCTGAGATCAGGGTGACGCATGATTGGCGTGCGGTCAAGAACCTTGCGTGGATGTCGGCGTGTCTGTGGGCTTAGACTTAGATTTCAGCCCATTACCTGCCAGTACGCCACCCAATGAACCAGTCAGAAAAATGGCCAGGGTTTTCAATAAATCAATAAAGGCTGCGTCGTTTGGCGCTTGCCCCCCGATTGGTTGGGTCACAAATATCAGCGCGTAAGTTATGCCAACCGTTACGACCAGGAAGACTGCCGCAAGGGTTGACCCGATAATCAAAATCAGTTGTGCGTGGACGTCTTCAGGGGTGCGGCGTCGGTAAGGTTTTTGAAGATTCTTCTCCAATGATGTCGTCAGTGCAAGTTCCAGTAGGGATACATTGCGGTTTTTGGCATTCTGGTTTTTTCCAGTTGTCGAATTCTTGGCATTCATAACGTGTCCACCCCTGATACCCGCAAGCGGTCAGGGTTAGTGCAAGTGCCCAGACCAACCCTGCCGCTGCGAATCTGCGGTTCACTTCCCCGTAGAACCGAAGGCTTTGTCGTTTGGGTTAAGCCAGCGCAAAATCACTGGCGCAACCGCTGCAACCCCTGCCATTGCCAGGGTTTTTGGGTCTGTCACACCTGCCATGTATAAGGCGAGCGCTGCCGCCATAAATGATCGCGCCCAGGAAGCCGCTAGGGCTTTGGCTTGTTCCATTTTTTCTCCTTTTTTAGTTTATCTGCCATTTTTGGCATTTCAACACTAGGAAATTCTCCCTTGTAAGGTGTGAATTTAGGAATACCAAAACCAACAATTTCTTTGCCTTCACCAAATCCCCGGACTTTAACCATCACCATTCCACCGTTGCGCTGATCTCCTGTGCCACTGGTGTTGCCTTCGATTGTCAGACATGTCTTGTTGTCGATCAAGCCAACCACAATTCCAATATGAGAAATTCGGTCTAACGAATCTGCGGGAAAATCCATAAATGCCAAATATCCTAGTTGCGGAATGTTCGACCAACGATTGATCTCCTTGAATTTATGCGCGCCAACGGCAGTGCCAACGACTGAATGAATCTTGACACCTGCCTGGGCTGCACACCAATTGACGAAAGAACCGCACCAGGGCAAGCCGTCTGCCTTAGTAAATTTGCCGTACTTGGTTAGGTTGTCGCCTTCTTCGATTGTGCCAACTTCAGCGGCAGCAACTTCGATCAATCTGGCGTTTGTGCCGTCAGGATAAGTCATTTATCCGAAACCATTGGTGTGGATTGTTCCGCTTGTTGCGCTTCATAGGTTGATTTAAGCATTGAAGTAAACTCTCCGTTGCCTCGGTCAATTTTGACATAAGTTACAGTTTCGCCCTCTGGCTTTACCACTTCAAAGATTTCTACATTTTCCATTTTATAACTCCGCACTTAATCCGATGTAGGCAGTACTAGACGAATTGGCTTTTAATTCATAAATAGTTCCAGCAGTTAATCCTGAAGCAGTAGTGATTGCCAATACAACTTGCTTTGTATTTGAATAATCTGCATCAATAACTAAGCCAGTAAAAGCAGTTCCACCTGCCCCTGCGTGTTGCTGAAGCCAAATAGTTCCGCCGTAATCCAATGCAGTTGGCTTAACTCGCATTGGAGTTGGTAAATTGATTGCATTTGTAAGCGCATTAGTCGTGCCGTACGCAGGACCTTGTGCAAACTTTTGCTGAGCGGAACCTGCTTCGCTTCGCCAGTAGTATCTTAAACAGGCGGCAAGTTCTCCTTGGATTGTTCCCGTTGCAGTCTGGAACGCGGTTGCGACTGAACCTGCCTCGACCTGAAAACCCCACATTTCAAAAGTATTAGATTGAATGCCAAGAGAGTTAAGCCTAGAATTTCTATCACTTCCTGAACTGACCCACCAAGCGCACCCAACAGATGAACCAGTACCAATAGTCTTACCAGTAATACTTGGAATAGAAAAGGTCATTGAGTATCTAGCCCAAGAAGTAGAAATTGTAACCTTTTGTCCTTGAACTAAATCATTGGCAGAACCACCACTGCCGTATGCCTGTTCAAATTCGAAAGCGATAGATGGAGTTCCCGAATTTGCTTTAGCCCAAAAAGATACTGTAACTGTTTGGCCTGCAAAAGTTCTCACATCTTCGATACGATGTCGAAGAGCAGTTCCATCACTATTTGCGCTTTGTCCGCTTGTCACTATTCTTATGTAATTTGATGCTTCGTAGCCTGCAACGGGTGCAGTTCCTGGGGTAAATGTTTGAGGACTGAAAGTGCTTGTTCCACCAACCGCCAAAGTAAAAAATCTGTCAAATGTATAAACTGCGTTAGAAGTAGTAGAAGTAAACGCTCTTTGATTGATATTAAGGTCGCCATTGATAATCTTGTTCTTGCCCGCTGCAAAGTTTGCACCATAGCGCAAGCCTGTCGAAGTGGAACTATCTGCTACAAGTGTTTCACCATTTGCGCCGACGGCTAGACGTGCAGGTGTGTCGTTTGCGCTTGCCGCAACAATGTCACCCTTCGCGTCCACAA